TATCCTGCGGGCTCATGACGCCCCGATGCCATAATCTTTGGAGTTCTTGCTTGCCCACTTAACGGCAGGGGCAGCTATAGCGCCAATCACCACGGCGTATTGTGGAGCCATGTCAGATAGCAGGGCCACTCCCATAGTCACGGCAGAGGCCAGTACGGCTAGGCCGTAGTCCTTTAATGCCTTCTTATGCTTATCGCTTAGCTTTATCATCTGTGCCGCCTATCATCGGGATATTAAAGAACGAACCATCTGTATCGCCCTTCTTAGTGAAAGAAATATGGCAATGCGTATTGTGTGGATTGATTCCACGATACTTGCGCCAGCGCCACCCCATGCGAGAGGAAGCAATTCTGCCTGCGAAGATAATGTAAGAGATTCTTTTATCGCCACGCTTTGCGCAGACTCGTATCTGGTCTGCAAGATAAGGCATGAGGTCGGGCTTGGCTTTACCAGATAAATCCCTGTCAATATCAATGGCACGGACGATACCCTTTGCATCAGGATTGTGGTCAGAACGACGAGCTTTATGACTTGTGTCGCCGACCCACCCATCGCTGGCGCGGTCGCGGTCACCAAATGCGTCGTCAATTTGAAGCCTTAACTGTTGTCCGGCTTTGCATAACTTATAGGTCATGAAAGTAAGAGTTTGGCCTCATCGGCTGTAATGCCCAAGCGTTCTAATAGAACAGCCTTAGCAGATGCTTGCGCTGCATCCTGTTGTTCTTTGATTTTATCGTATGCGCTAAAACCATCTGTGAACTGCTTTTTAGTTACAGGAGTTACGCCTTCATCGTAGATGATAGAATCAAAATCATCTCCATAAATAACCCATCCGCCTTCTGGACGAAGCATCAATAATACATCTGAACCTCTAGCCATATTAAGCACCTATTTCCATAAGAATAATTGTTGAAGTTTCTGCACCATCTTGACCATAGACGGCACTTCCAGTAGTGGTTCTGTATTGCGTTTTGTAAGTTGTTGCCGATGTTGTAGAAGGCGAGTCTAAATAAGCAATACCCAAAGTTCCTAATTGTAAAGGTGCGTTTGTGTTGTTATATGCCGCCGACCCACTTATGACTGCAATTTCAGTTGCGCCTCTAAATAATTTGGTTTGCACTTTAGTGTCTCCACCGCCTGATTTTCCATAACCAAGTTGAGAAACAATTACTAACACTTTTGATGTAGCCGCAGATGGTGTAATTGATGCTGTGATGCCGGTATCTGCAAAAGATGTAGATGTTGATGAGATAGAAGTTGAATATGTACCTTGAACAACTTGCAACACTTTACCACCACCGGCAAATGTAGCCCATTCTGGAGCAGTAGCCCCAGCATTGACTTGCAAAACCTGACCCGCTGTACCAATACCAATTCGGGCTTTAGCTGTTCCGCTAGTGTAATAATCGATGTCTCCAGCAGTAGTTCCGGGATTGAGATTTTTTACTGTTGTGTCTGCCGATGAGCCAAGTGTACGAATAGCGGCAGCGCCATCTTTGACTAGGTCAGTATCGTCTGGGGTTGCCCAGCTATAGTTTGTGGTCGTTGCCATGTATTCTCCTTATCAGGCTACTATTGTAGCGTTATTCCAGTCTAAAGTAGGACTTAGCGTGTTCCATGTCTCGGTGACAGGTACGCTGTTCCACCTGAAAGCCTGTAGCGAGTAGGCAACAGGTGAGACAATAACTGTTAAATCAAGTGCATTAAATCGGGTAGTCCAAGTCCAGCCCTCCACGAATCCCTGATAACGGCCATCGGCGATGTTAAGAGGTAAGTTTTCGATGTCTAGGGGTAGGCCCATAAAGATGTTAAAGGCTTGGTCACGTGAAACATCCGGGATATTAGGGTTGGCCATTGGAAAGGTAATGCTCTTAAATTGGTATTGCGGAAATGCTCGGATGTCTAGGTAGAACTCGGCTTGGCTTAGCGCATCTGCGCCGTCCTCGATGCTTGTTTCTATATTCTGCGCCTGTGTGCCATAGGTTTGAATTGAGGCAGCATCTTCGGCAGTCTCTTGTTGGCCGTTCTTATAGGTAATAGTTACCTTGTTGCGCACATCTCCAAGGCGCTTAGATGTAGCTATGCCATTGGCGTAGGCCCAGTCGCCATCTACAAAGGCATAACCATTGGCTAATAGGTACTCGCTCCTGTGGGTTGAGTCTGCATAGCCGATACGGCCAGAAGCATCTTCATAAATATATCCAAGCCCAGAATTGGCTAGGCTTGATACTAGCGAGTAGATGTCTGTGGTGTCTGCCGCTCGTGCTGCTAGCTCGTAATCGCCGGGTCGGTCTATCTCACCTAGTCCAGCGTTCTCTGCTTCCTCCCATGTAGTAAGCGCATCGTAAGCGTTCCAAGTTTCGGCAGGTGGTACTGCGTTCCATTGGCTAAATAGAATCTGGGATAAAATCTCAAATATTTGGTCTCCGTCAAAGTCTTTAGATAACACGCCTTCTGTTATTGCTTTAGGAAGTTTAGATAGCGCTCCTAGAGCCGTAACTATAATGTTCTGAGTTATGGCTGGCTCGCCTGTGGTTACTGTTACATCGATGTCTGATATATCGCCACCAAAGAGCGGAATATAGGTATCAGTAGAGTCCTTAATCTTGACCACGATTGAATCATTCACATCAAAGGCAATAGCAGACTGGTCTAAGTTCTTAATGGTAAATCGGCAATATCCAGCAATAGGCTGGCTATAAATATCAGTACGGCCGGAAGTAATAGTTAAATCGGATAAGACTAGGTTTGTGACATCGCCTAGTCCATTAACCTCTACTGCCCAGTCAGGATTCCATAGGGTCATGCAAACGCCAGACTGCCTAGTGTGCCTCGGGCTTGTGAGTCGTTAAGGATGCTTACTATCTGCCGGGCTGTTGATTCGCTGTCTATCGCGCCATTGACTGTTAGGTTGATAGTAGTTCCGCCACCCATGCCGTTAGGAATGATTGAACCAGAGCTGCCCGGTACGAATAGTTCAGGGCCGCGCTCGCCTACTACATAGGCCGTTCTGGCCGATACAGGCCCACCCATGGCTCTACCGCCACCAAAGCCTAGAGCGCCGCCTATAGCGCCGCCTATAGACCTTCCAACGCTTGCTACGGCACTTATAGCGTTTACCGCTGCATTGATTATGCCTACTAGGTTAGAGAAAAGGCTGATAAGGGTTGAGACGACTCCAGCCACGGCTTGCAAAGCCTTGCCTAAGACATTGACTAGAAGCGGTGCTAAATAAACCTTGACGAACTCAAAGACTGCCTTAAATAGATTTAGCAAAGGTCTTAACTCTCGCTCATTCCTTCTGACTGAATTGGCTACAGTAGTCCAAGCCTGTAACAAAGACTTAACAATCGGAATAAAATAATTCTGCAATATCGGTACAAAGTTGTTTTGAATAAAGGCTGCTAGCTCTTTGACGATTGGCAGGACATAAGCCTGAAATGCTGGAAATACTTCATCGAGTAGAAAGGCTGTTACCTTCTCAAAGGCTGGCAATAAGGCCATGCCGATAGTCTCGGTCACTTGGCTTAGGCCGACCTTCATGCGGTCAGAGGCGTTTGCTGTGGCTACGGCAGTACCGCCGACCTGTGTTTCAATAGCGGCCAGAATCATATTCTGAGCTTCGCTTACTTTGTTAGATTCTACAAGAACCTTTATACGATTTTTTTCGGTTTCGGTAAAAGTGATACCATTACGGCTAAGAGCGGAAATACCCTTAATAGGGTCGTTAAGGGCTTTACCTAATGAAACTGCATTATCTTCCGCAGTACCAAATCCAGCGGCTCCTAAATCGATAGCGGCTTTAGTAGCTCGTTCAAAGTTGCCGCCTACATCATCGGCTGTTGTTGCAAGCTCTTTAAAAGTTAATAATTTAGCCTGGGTTGCTTTAATAGCGTTTTGGTCTATACCAGTAGCTCTGGCAGTTTCATTAGCGTAGCTGATAAGGCTGGCAGTTACTTCATCTGTGGAATCACCAAACAGACCCATAGACTTGTTGATTTGGTCAATGCGAGCGTTAGATGTAGCAGCAGCTTCTCCGGCTTGGATTGCCTTAGCGCCAAAGGCTACGGCTGCTGCGCCAGCCGCTAAGAGAGCAACCCCGGCAGCCTTGCCAAACTTTGTAATCTTGTCGCCCATTGTGGTGACTTGCTTCTGGCTTTGGTCGATGCCTTTAGTAAAGTCCGATATATCGGCAAGGAGTTTGAGCGTTAAGGCTCTTGATGTAGCGGCCATTTATGTCCACTCCTTTAGTATTCTATCGAAAGCGGCTGTCCACTCTGAAACGATTTTAGGCTGTATCCGGCGCAGCGTAGGATAGATAAAGTAACCTCGAGAACCTCTGCGCCCAGAAGGGTTAGGCCCAGACCACTTAGGAAGGTTTGGATACTTGATAGAACCAAACTCGTACGGCCCCCATAGCACTCTGGTAGTTCCACCACCTGAAAATCTTTGAGATGCGTAGCCGTAGGTGAGTTCTCCAGTAGTGGATGACTTCTTTACCTTTGACCCTGTTGCGATTCTTGTGGCTGCCTTGCCACGGCCTTCAGCAGTAGATGAGATTTGCTTTTGAGCATATTCGGATAGAGCGCCGGATTGCCGTTTGGCTTCTTCCTTGGCCCCATCGTCCATGTTCTTGAGAGCTTTATAGACTAGGCGCAGTTCGGCTCGGTCAAAGCCTGTCTGCTCACTTGCCATTCTGCTTCTCCAGTATCTCTAATGCTGTCAATATGTCGTCTGCGTTGCGCCAGTAATCCATTGGGATTTTGGTCGCTATTGCTAACTCGACGATAAGCCTCCCTAGACTTCCTCGCTTATGGCTTTTGGGTTATCAGCTCCAACCTCAAGGTCGATTACTGACTCCATCCATATATCCAAAGTCTTAGTAGGTTTGCCGCCTGCTTCCCTCTTGTATGCGCTATGCGCTACAAAGAGAAGGTCATACATACCATTAAACTCCTGAATAGACTTGCTAGTGGCTCTTTCCCATTTTGCATAGTCCGGTGGAAATACCTGGTATGTAATCTCTTCGCCGCCTGTGTATGTAATTTTGATTTCCTGTTGCATTGTTTTGCTCCCGCTCTTTCGTTTAGCTGAATGTCTCTACGACTGCGCCCTTAGAAACCTTGAATGTAAAATCTACAGTCTGCGCATCTGTTCCAGAGCCTCCGGCTGTTGGAAATTCTGGCATGATAGGAAATACAAACTGCGCTCCTGTAGCTGTGGTTAGTGTAACGCTAATGTCTGTATCTGGTGCTGTCTCTGCTGCTGTCCATAGAGCTTCGCATACAGAGTCGGTCTTTCCCCAGTCTGCTAGCATTGAAAGAGCAAAGGTGCCTTCGATGTTAGTGGTCTTGTAAGCCTCGCCATCGAGAGTCTGGTATGTCTCGCGAACATTGGTCTTGGTCAATACTGCGCTGGTTGCCTGTGCCTCGATATCTGTTCCACCTGTAAAAGATAGAGAAATATCGCGACCTGTGATTACTGTGGTTGCCATGATTTTTCCTTTAGTTTGTTTGTGTGTAGTAGGTAGAAACTCTGATATCGGCCACCAATA